GATATTGCTGTTCGGTCACTGTGGAAGGTTCCAAGGTGTCCAAGATGAATTATGCCATATCGCAAGACCTGCGATGAGGTTTATCTTCGGATCAAACAACTGGTCGCACACTGACAGGATTCCTTTCGCTTGTAGCCAACCTTGAGGCCAGTATGCCGAAGGGGTGCACCAGAATCCGTTGATCTGCATTAGACCGTATGAGCCGCCGTTCGTGTCGTATCGGTTGTAGGCGTCTTCGGTGCAAAGTGACTCACGATAGAGCACTCTTGAGAGCGTAGGAGACTCATCGGCAGACCAGCCAACCTTGAAAGCAAGATCGAGAGCTTGCGCGCATGTCGTTACTGGGAGAGTAGTGACAGGGGGTGTCACTACGCTCGGCAGAGGGGTCAATGGGATCGTCTGATATGAGGTTGAGGCACTGACTTTAGACATGCCTTGAGGCGGCTTAGAAGCGTCCCAGAGCAGCACAAAGGCGGCAAGTCCGAAAGTTACCCAAGCGAAGATTTTGATCGTTTTTTCGTTCATTGTTGAAAGCTCAATTCTGTAGGCACGCCCCAACTGTCGCCAGCCAAGGTTCGGAAGGCGATTTGGGCGCGGATGATTTTGTGTGTGTCTTCGTGTCTAAAGATCTGGACAAGTATTTCTTGTCCGTTGTCCATTGAGCACCGACCTACCTCGTAGATGAAGACTTTTGGTTCGGTCATAATTTCACTCCTATCGTCGGTACTTCGACCATAGAGGATCAGTGTGCGCTATTGGGGGATTTCGCCGAACACTCTCTGAAACGCTTGTTTCACAAGGGCTGGAGAGTCTGCCATAGCGGGAGAGATCTCAACATGAAGCCAGTCGCCACCCGGGGCTCCGTGAATTGTTGGCTTTGAGTATTTGCTCCACGCTTGTCGAGTGCACTGCCAGCCTCGTCCGAAACTTTGTGGAAAGTAATCAAGCACGCACTCAAGACCAAGCGCGTTCGCGTTAGCAGTAACAATGTTAAAGAAGTCAATCGTGCCCTTGCGGTTCGCTTTAGGTTGCTTGTCCGACTTGCGATATGAAAGATCTACTGCGCGTCCTGTTGCATGCACTGAAAGATTCTCGGATCCGCGCATGTCGCGAACGCCCCAAGATCCGTTATTCCAGAAGGCTCCGTTGCCGTAACGAATCGCTTGTCTGATCCATTCGTCCATTCCGCTTCTAGGGCCAGCTGCGGCACCGTCGGAGTTCCCTGTGTAAGGCTTGCTTCCTACGATTTTAGGGTTCGCTGGAATAATGCTCATAGCGCTGGAGGGTCTTTAGGTCGGTCTTTGAGTCCGTTGCCTGCAAGTAGACCAATTAAACCGCCTGCGAGGGTCATCAACATCGGCGACAAGACGCCCCATGCTTCCGCGTCGTTAGGGCTTTGCTCGGTAGGTTGCACGACAAACAGCAAGCCGAAGATCAGTGAGGCGATTGCCATAACGAAAGATGCGGTCAGTCCGATTCCTACGATGAGGATTAGTCGAGCTTTGATTTGTTCGTTGGATAAGCGTTTGTCTGGGTTCACGCGCAGCGCCTTTCTAGTAGTCCGTTGGCTTTGGTGGTGTTGCAGTTTTCGCGGTTGCGATCAGCACAAGCCGTTAGTGCAAGTGCAAGGATGACGCTCACTATTAGTACGCGCGGTTTCATAATTAATTACGGAATAGGAATGTAATTGACTTGCTGCTGAATAAACGCTTCGTATTCAGTTGGTGTCATTGGACGAACTTTGTCATCAACTTGAACGAATACTTCGTCGTGTGGGTACATCGCTACGGCTTCTTCGTATGTCATGTGTTATGCCTTTCGGTATCCGTAAACAAAGATAGTTCCGCCAGTCAAAGTGCCAGAAGAAGTAGCAATAGTAAATGCTGTGTATGAAGTTGCCACATTATGTATCCCAGTACCTGTTCCAGCGACTGTTCCTGCTGCCCAATTAGTAGGACCAAATACAGTTGGTTTTGCTAAAAATGGGTTTACTACATCAAGGTTGAAAGCAATAAAACCTGTTGTGGCATATCCAGCATAGCCAAACGAGCTTGCAGCGTTGTCTGACGCTGCCAGCGGTGTCGTTGAACCGTAACTAACATAAAAAGTTCCAGAACTGTATCCAGTAACTGATGCACCAAGGGTCAGTACTAAAGTAGTCAAACCAGAAGCAACGCCGCCACTTACCACAATTTTGTAGTTGTCATAAGTTGTAGAAAATGCGTCAGAGACTGTCACGCTTGCGACAGCGCTTCCAATGGTCTGTTCCTTGATGTATGTCAAACCGCTGTTTATGTTGTTATTTACATAAGCCGATGTCAGGATCTGTCCTGCGGTGGTTGGGGTACTTACAGTCATGTTTCTATCCTAGGACATTGTCTTCGTCGAGTGTGCCATATACAGCGTCGTTCAAGATCAGCTCATAGACGATCGTGGTTGGTGCCGTGAAGTAGGTTACAGCGTGCCCAGCCGACAAAGTAAGCCGATGCTCAAGTCCTTCTACCGTCAAGTTTTGAGCGAATTGGGTTGGGCCTTCCGAAGTAGTAATTGACTTCTCAATGTTGATTACGCTTCCTACATCAAGAAGGGCAAGTATGTCTTGATCGAGGGCTGCTGTGCCGGGAAACTCGGTGCCGAGCGAGTTGAAGCGTGCTTCGGGGTTGGCGTTAAGAAGGTACTCGGCGAGCGTGAGAGCTGCTGCGTCGTTATGCACAAGCGAGTCCGTAATGGATTTTGTTTGAATCAAATACGCGGCTTGAGAAGCGAGGTCTTCTGCGACTTCTGGCGACGATGCTCCAGCGTGCTGAACAGATGCACGATTGACCACTGTGTCCGCTTGGAAGGCAATATCGATTGCCGAGTAGCTGATCTTGGTTGGTGGGTTGGTGTCGTGGAACTCTGCGACAGGCACTCCTAGGACTTGACCGATGCGCTTCTGGAAGGTGATAGTGCCTTCACGATCCACGAAGATTCTGCCTTGTTCGGCGTCCATGATCTTGTTTGCGTACCCTGCAACCGAGGTTCCGTTAGCGACCGTGTAAGCCGCTGCACCGCCAAGGGTCGCCACACCTGTCTCAATGCTCCGTGAGCCCTGATAATCCACTTCTGGTAGATCCAGCAGGTCATCAAAACGATCGCTTGAGAGCTGCTCTGTGACATTCCATTCAGCCAAGAAAGTCTGCCCAAGTTGATAAGAAAAGTCGGCACAAGTGACGCTCACTGTGTCAAGACCGCCAAGGGTAAAGGTGTAATCGAAGTTTACGATGTAGCCGACCCACAAATACTCTTTGACGCCGAGCGAGTCATATCGAGAGAAGCGGACTTTGCGAAGTGGTGCAAGCCCGGGGAGAGAGTTGTTCGGATCGTAGTAAGGGGATGTCGTGTCGAAAGGGTTGAACACTCCGTCGGCGTAAGTGTCGTTGAGTGTGAAGTTCATCGTGCCATAAGGGAATTGGTCGCCAGTGTTAGCGCGTCCGCGTTTCGCTGTAAGACCGATAGTTCCGTCCATGACCGACGCATATTGATCGGTGCCGTCTAAGACATAATCGGTGGAGTCAAGGGTGCCTTTAGGGTCGTCGTCCAATGTGAAGGCGTTCCAGTTGTACCCTGTATCAATCTCAAGGTCGTAGTTACCTGATCCGACTACTGCTACGCCTGCCATTACGCGACCGCAATATTGGCTGGGCCGTTCTGCCTGTTGAATGCTCTAATCGCGTTTACGACAGCTGTGCCGATCTCTGCACTCGAGCCGAGACCGCCGTTGATGTTGATCGTGTAGTTGCCCATTCCACCACCGCGTCCAGATAGTGGGATGACAGCTTCAGGGCCACGCTCACCGATCATTGCAAGCGTTGGCCCTGTCACGATTCCGCCGTCCGCGAGCATAGGGATCTCGGGGACTTCAAAGCCTTTACCACCGATTACTGGCACCCACGAAGGAATATTGAAAGCAAGTTTGCCGACCGTGCCGTTCCAGAGTTTTGCAATGCCGTTGAAGAGCGTCTTAAATGCGGTGTAGAGCCCTGTGAAGTAGGTGGTCAGTCCGTCAAATACTAATTTGCCACCTTTGACAAGTGCCTCAAACACAATGTCTACAACTTTTCTAAAGCCCTCAAACTTGTCATAAGCAATTTTGAGCGCGGCAACTAGCAAGCCAACTCCGATTGCAATAAGCGCGAATGGGTTGAGAGCCATAGCGATATTGGTGAGGACTATTGCTGCTGCTATTCCTGCGATCGCGGCGGCAATAATTGTGAAGGTTTCAGGGTTCTTTTGTGCCCAGTCTGCGAATGCTTGTAGATATGGCAGGACTGCTTCGATGACTGGCAAGAGTGCTGCACCGATTGATTCTTGGGTTTCTCCAATTGAGTTTTTAAGAATAGCCATTTGACCTGCGGCGGTTTCTGCGTTTTTGCTTACTGCTCCGCCAAAGGTTTCTCCCATGACTGCCATGATTTCGTCTAAAGATTTTCCGTCATCAACCATTGTTTTGATCTCTGGAGAAAGAGTTTTAAGTGCCTTGAAGTTGCCTTCGTAAGCCTTGGCAAGAGCCTCTGCGACCGTTGCCGAATCGGTATGAAGACCGACCGCCGTGTCCATGATGAGGTTCATGTCATCCATAGACTTTCCTGCGTCTTTGCTTTGGATCGTCAGAATCTCAAGGGCTTTGCGATAGTCGGTGTCTGCGATACCAGACGCTCGACTCATTACAGAGATTTCATCTTCAATTGATTTAACAAGTTCGTCTGATGCACCCGATGTATTTTTGAGGATTAATGCGAGATCTGATTGTTCTTTTTGGTCGTCTATTGCTGCCGCAGTTGCTAGACCTAGAGCTGCTCCAATTCCTGCTATAGCTGCTGCTGCTGGTTTTGCTGCTTTCTTGATTGCAAACGACGCCTTAGCAGAAGCGCCCTCAAGCGACTGGAACTCTTTGATCGCTTTTTGAGTGCCTTTGGTATCAAACTCGGAGATTATGGGAATGTTAATTGAAGCCATTACAAGACCACATTTCGATCAACTTTGTCCATGACAGTCTCAACGATTCGCCGCATCTCTGACTCAACTGTGCCTTGGTTCTTTTCCATTGATCTCCACATTACTCTTGATCGCATGCCGTAGCGCGCCGAGAGTGCACGACCTAGGCGTCCGTTTGCTGCCATGTCAAAGAGTGCTCCAGTAGAGCCCGAATAAACAATGTTAAAGACTCCGACATTGCGGATCTGTCCACGGAACTCCGAGACCTTTTTAGTGTTTATCTTGGCGGAGATCTTTTGCTTGCGTCCAGCATCCCAAGGAAGCATCTTGAAGCCCGAAGGCGTAGTCCATTTACGAGCCATACCAGACAGAGGCACCGTGTTCGGAATCAGCCCAAGCGCGTCATTGATGACAGGTTTTGCAACATTGCGGAAGTCCTTTGCAATTTCGTTACGAAGCCCCGGCTCAACGGAGTTCAGCTGCTTGATCGCATCCTTTAGACCGTAGACTTCGATCTTCGTGTTGAGTCCGTCAGCCATGTCACCTTTTCTTGTTTTGTTTTTCTAGCACTGCGACAATGGTACTTAGGTCTCGCGTGTCGAAGGTGTCAGCGTAGAAAGTGGGAGCCCACCCAGTCGCGACTACAAGTTCGGCGAGTTGTCGCCTGTAGCCGCGTCCGTAGGGTTTGGGTCTGTTGAGTCCTCTACGCCGATCTCAACATCTGGATTCTGTTTCAACCATTCGCGCCAAGTAGCAGGAAGAGTTTCGCCTTTAATGCCGAGCATGATGTACGCCCAGCAAGCCATATCCGATGCACCAATTCCGCGTCCGTCGGATACTCGACGATTCTCTAGGCGTTCCCATTCGGCGATCGCAAAGAGATTTGTAATAAGTAACTCTTTTTTGTCTCCGCGTGTAAGCGTAAGTTTGATCTTCATTGTCTTTCCTTTCGTCGGGCCAAGGAAGGCCGTTATTTAGACTGTGACATCAGCCGAGTAGACGCCACCCATGAAGGTAATGTCGATCGACTGTAGTTCTCCGAGTGATGCGGAGATCACTGGCAAAGACTCAAGATAGGTGCCTGTCAGAGTGAAGCCAGGATTCGTGCTGGAGTCTGCTGCGTCCGAAGGATTTACGACAATATTTAATTTGGTGCCGACAAGCGGTGCAAGTGTTGCGTAAGTCGCTGAA